CTACGCTACTGCCTTCGTTATCGTCTAAACCTTCTTCATGGTTAACTAAATTATTAGTGTAGGTAGATGCGATGGGGAAGTCTCTTACTCCTGAGTCTACCCATGCAGTACGAGCTAAAGTGCCAAAGTACCAAATATCTTGGTCATAATTGTATATGACGTATTTATCTATAGAAGTAGAGTCCTTAGAACAGTAGAACCACCATATCTCACCAAAACTTTCGTTTGATCCTACAAATACTTGTGCGTACTGGGCAGTGTTCAGGTCGTTAAATATGTACTTTTTAAGGTCACATCTGAGTGTTTGCACCCGACCATCGTATTTGTAGAAACCTCCTACCCCCATCCAGTAAGATACACCGTTAACGTATATAGCCGCATTCCTAGAAGCGATAGATAAGTTATCACCTACTAACTGCGCTCCCCACACTACAGGTGCGCCTACATACTTTAGCGTATACAGCGCGGTGTCAGTCCATATAAGAACTTCCTGACGAGCCTGTACGCCTGTAACTATCTCAGATCCACGCGATAGTCGTAGATCACCTGCTTGGTTTGTAGATGTGGGTGTCCAGTTAAGGGCACTTTCTTGGTCTGACCACCTGATAAGCATAGGATCTATTGTGGTAGTGCCTAACGCATTAGTACCAAGAAAAAATACAAATCTGTTTATGTCTGATACAAGAATATAGTTCTGTATAACAGGTGCTGTAGAACCACTTATGCCAGACAGTAGAACTGCACGGGTAGTTAGCCCATCTTCTGACTGATCCCAAAAGAAAGCTGCGCCGGTTCTTGGGCCAAACACAAGGTCTTCACCAAAATTAGCTTGGCTCCATGTACGAAAAGAGTCTGTAGAAGAGCCGCCTGTACCCCATATACCATCACCCCACGCACCAGCACTCCAACCTACAAGGGGTTCTTCTGTTTCTGGGCCGGTGTTAATTTGGTATTTAGCGGTGACAGTTCCGCCACCTGTAGCAGATGAAGATGCCGCAGAAGTAAAGGTTATAGTGTATGTATTAGCGCCGGGAGTTTTACTTATTTGGAACTCGCCCCTTACGGTAATGCCGCCTACGGCAGCGCCGCCGCTAAACGTAACAAAGTCCCCATCAATATACCCACCAGCGCCATCCGCAACCGTTACAGTAGTAGACCCAGATACGGTGGTAAACGGGTTAGTTAGAGTCACAGTTGCGCGTTCAGGGGTTATGTCGTAATAAGCACCGCCACTTTCTATATAAAATTTAAGGTTGGTGCCTATACCTAGATACCTACTTCCCCCTAATGTAACCCACGAAAACAAAGATCTAGCTATACCAAGAAACGTAGCTTCAGACACACGAGTCCACCCACCTATTTTTTCAGGTGTACCTTGTCTAAAACGCACTTTATCGCAGTCATACCAACCACCTTCACTGGTGTATATAGTATTTTCTCTATTGACTCCGGGTTTTAGCTGTAGCTTCTTTAACGGCATTACTTATACTCGCCTGTGCGGATCATCTCGGTGACCTCTACTGCTCGATTGCCTACCTGCTCACTCCACTTGCTGTCCATGAACTCATCAGCAGCAACATCAAACTGCTCACGCGACATAGCCTCAAGCGCCTTAACAAAGCCCCGCAAACGTGTCTGACCCAGATTAAATGAGATGTCTACCAAGGCATCTTGACGCGCTTCGTTCATTGCAGGGAACCAAAAGTAACTATCGGTAAGTTCTTCTCGTACCCGCTTGATGTCGTTGTTTAGCAGGTAGTTAATTTCATCTTCCGACAGGCCAAGACCAGACTCGCTGATGTTTCGACCCACCGCAATTGTTTCGTAATTTGCGGAGCACATATAAACTTTAGATCGCACACCTTCGTGGCGCTTTAGCATCTTAATTAAATCACTCACTACTGTTCCCCGTATCAGATGAACCAAAGTAATAGCTGATTATGGACGAAACAATCCCACCTAAATAGCCCAAAACCAAGTTGATTACAGCATCTGAGTTTGCGTCTGGCGGCTGGATTGTGACCATAAATATGTAGCAACCAAAGAAGACAACACAAAGCACCGCTATAATTCGTGCAGTCCAATCCTTATTAAAAAACTTACGAGCGTCCTGCGTGTCAGCAGTCTGTAGAGCAAACACATCTACATCTAGCTGCTTCATCTGAACCTTGAAGTCGTTGTCTGCCCTCTTGATTTGAGCAAGTTGTTCTGGTGTGGCGTTCTGTACAGCCTTCTCTAAGACTTTAGGTTCTGTGGAACAACCTAGTACAGAAGCAATTGCAGCGGCTGCTGTACCGCCTAATGGCCCAGCTAAAGCCTGACCTAGTGTAGGAGCCAGACTACCGATGATGTTTTTGATTGCGCCAAATTTCATATCAATACCAAAGCTTTGTGTTTTTAGAAACTGATTTAGGGACGCAATATGCAGAGATGTTTTTCTGATTGCGGCTTTTACCATCAGGGGTAGTCTTACCAGACTCAACATAATGCGCTGCTTGGTTGCACGTTAATACGTTTGCAAACAACCAGTTAGATGAGTTTGGGAGCGGCTCCCCATCCACCATAACTATTAAAAGAAATGCCAAGATCATTTGTTGGTTAGCCAAGCTAGTAGACCACCGATGGTCGCAGGAACAAGCGCAACTACTACTAAAAAGATCATCGCGTACTGCCTCAATTCTTTTCTAAACTTCTTCTTCCTAGCGGCTTCTGCCTTGATGAAAGCTTGGCGATTTTTACGCGCTTCAGCCATCTTTGTCATCATGTCAGTCCACAGATCCATCCTGTTAGTCATCAAGAATACCTCTTTGATATTCTCCCTAGACTGCCTTAATGTCTCTTCTGCCATCACGATTTTCATCGCTTCAGCTTCGCTTAACGTCTTACTATTTTTGGCTCGTTGCAGATCAAATTCAGCAGAACCAAGTTTGCCTATATAGGCACCAAGGGATTCAATATTTTGGGCGGCTCCAGCAGCCATTTCTAGGGCTTTGCAAGCTGCGCTGACTGCTGCGACTGCCTCTAAAATCATGATCTACCCCATGGATAAAAGTATCGGTATCAATACCGACCCTAGAACAATGACGTAAAGCCCGTAGATTAATTTTTCTAACTTGTCAAAATTCTTAGCCCCAGACTCCAACCGCTTCTCAATGTTCTCGTAGCGTACCGCACATTCTCTTTCGTGTGCGCCAATCTCAGCTAGAGCATCTTTTACCTCAAGGCGCTGCTCAGTCATTTCTTAGGCTTTTTCTCAAGCGTCTTCTCAAGGCGTTTAGCTTGGCTGGCATGTAGCTTACTTGCGCCTTTTAATTCTTTAATCATCTTGCGCTTCTGCGCGTCAGTCATAACACCCATGATTAGTCCTTGGCCTTGCCAATGTTTAAAGCGATCCGGTCAAGCCATACCTGAGCGATGCCTACCCAGTTATCATCTTTCTTGGTAGGAGTTACAGCAGCAACAGCAGAAGCTAGAGCAACAGCGGCAGTGGCAATATTGAATGCGTCTAGTATGTAACCCATTAGCTTGCCTCTACTTCAGCTTCTTCAACAGGGGCTACAGATTCAACAATTGCTCTGGTATACGCTTGTAAAAGAAGTTCGCGCTCGTTGGTCTGCATTTTAAGCGAAGCTATTTCACGGCGTATCTCGTTTACACGGGCTATGTTTGCCTGCGTAGATACATCAAGACCGTCAAAGTCATACTGTTCTTCGTTGATTGTTACTGTGTTTTCTTCGCTCATGTTAATCCTTAATGTGGCTGCTCTTGCTGCACGGGCCAGCAGTTTAAGTTAGCTGCTACAGTACGGCGTTCACCCTCACCTTGGAAGGGGTAGACCATGTGTTGCAACCAACTCGGAAAGAATAATAACTTACCTACTTCGGGCTTCATGACCACGTTTTGCGTAGGTCTAAGGCGCTCTCTGTCTCCTGAAGCACTTTGCCCGTAGTTAAAACAGATGTAACCGTCAGCCGCGCCAGAGGCGTTATATAGGTTATACGACTCACTACCAGCAGCAGGTTGGGCTAGGATCTGTTCTGGAACCTTAGTCCATGTCGTACAGCTAACGCCCATGATGGTTTTGGTGCCGTGGTCGTGGATTGGATTGTAATCGCCAGCATAACTATGCACTGACCAAAGCTCATCCATCTCCACGTTACGGTTACCATCTAGTTGCTGGCCTGTATTTGCCATAAACGCACTGATGTACTCAGCACCCATGCTCGTTAAGAACTGGGAAAACTCTGCTATACGACCATCTTCGTGATCCATTACAAGTTGTTCGCCGTTACCTATCTGACCTACTAGCGTATGCGCTGCTGATATACGATC